ACAGTCTCAGACAGCTTCTTCGTTGCCGTTTTTCCGATAAGGGGAATACCAAACGCAGGTAGTACCATGTCGAGAGGAGCCGAAGCAGAGTTCCAAATTTCTTCGTATAGTTTAGTACCAAGTTTATCGCCTAAATTATGGCAAAGCTCTTCGATATTAAACAAATAAATCTCGTCAAAGTCTTCGATTTCTAACTTCTCGATGGTAGCAGGGCCAAGGCCCTTAATCTTCAAAGTTTTTGCAAAATGCTCAATCTTTTTAGCTTTCTGTGCCGCGCAACTGACATTATGACAGTATAAAATATCACGGACAAAAGTAAGCTCACCACTACAAGACGGACACTCCGTTGGTGGTACGATTTCTCTGAACATTTAGACTACTCCGAAAATGTAAAATATATTATACGAAAAACTGAGATAAAAGTCAAGAACTATTTTTTGGAAGGTCTACCCTCCTCACAATTCGGGGTATGATATCTCCACTCCGAATAACCTCTACGGTACAGCCTATCTCTAGTTCCAAACTGCGAATGTACTCGATATTGTGTAGAGTTGCCCTGCTCACAATGGCACCCTCCACTTCGACCGGACTAAGTATAGCAACTGGGCTGACTACACCCGACTTACCTACTTGCCACACAACATCGAGTAATTCTGTATGTACACCCTCCTTCTGCTCTTTGAGAGCGAAAGCGCCGCGAGGATGATGAGCTGTATGTCCCATTTTTTGAAAGTCTTTTTGGTTGTTAAGACGGTATACCAGCCCATCCGTAGGATAGTTACTGGCGTCGAAGGTCGTAACAACATTAAAGCCTTCATGGGCCAATGCATTCATAGCGTCAGTATAGTTTGAGTAGTCATTTTCAAACTGTATGTCGTAAGCGACAAAGACTAAATCCCGGGCTCTGGCCCGAAACTCTTGAATATCTTTGAGGTTTAGCGACCCCGCTGCGACATTACGTGCATTGGTGACAGACGAGGGCAAAACTATTTCACCAGTAATCTGTACTTCTCCCTTCATGGGAATTGTTGCAGGTACTAATTCTTCTAGTTTTGTGGTAATATCTCGGCCAAGATTACCGTCACCCCGTGTCAATCCGAGTGCAAAGTGTCCGTTTACATATAAAAGAGACACAGCAGCCCCGTCCAACTTTGGAGAAACTACATAGTCAAATAAGTTAACAGATACTTCGGCTAAATTAAAATACTTTTGAAGAGAGTACATACGAAACATATGAGGAACACCATCAGTTACTTGATGGCCCACTTGATCGTAATTATACTTTTTAACAAGAGCGTCAAACTCTTCGTCCGAAATAATCGGAGCACCAGAGTAATAACAAGCACTTGCTTTTTCAATAAAATCTTTCATTTAGTATCCTCACTCAGAACATATATTATACGCTAATGAGAAATAAAAGTCAAGAATTATTTTGTATATACCGTATTTAAAAGTTCTGAAAAATGCTCTTGAATAATTTCTTTACTTTCTGCTAAAGATAGAATTTCTATTAGTCCGCAAAATAGCTCTCTGGAGTTATCAAAGTCTAAGGGAAAAGCTATACCATCAGGAGTAGGGCACCACTCCTCGTCAAAACTTAAAAAATATTTCCTTAAATGCAAATACTCTACTCCACGAAAAGTACTAATTGTTAGTCTTACTTGGAGCTCTCGTTCTTCATCATAATGTATTACTCTTTCATACATTTCAGGAGAAGCATATAATTCCATAACTAATGCCTCTCATTTTTAAGAACGGAAGCAAGCGGTACGACACTAGTTACATTGTTAGGTTTCAATAGTCGATACGAGTCCGTATCCCAACAAAACGTAAGTAACGTACTTGAGGATTCTTTAGCTCTGTTCTTTTTTTGCTGAATATATGGCGTAGAAAAGTCTAATGTACATACATTATACTTGAGTTTATTAGACTTTTCACTTCTATACGTGATAATAGCATCCCCATAATCACGTATTAAATTTGCTAATTCTTCCTTTTTCATTATTACTCCTTGTGGTAGGTTAGCAAAATTTTTTGCTGCGCTGTCCAGGTTATAATAATGAAATGCAAGAAACCCCCGAAACAAGAGTTTCGGAGGTTACTTTAATGAATAGGTTAGCTTGCTGCGTTTACACCATTCAATACTGTGGTAAAGTATTGTGCTGCTTTACCTGTCAATTTGCTAATGATTTCTTCATCAACAGACTGACCAGCATCGTTAATAGCTGCAATAAGAGCGTCTTGCGCTGCAGCTTTAGATACTCGCCCGCCACTACCACCACTCGCGGTAGTCTTGCCGCCAGCAGAAGCGGGGCTCTTCTTTACATAGACACCAGCTTTAGTAAGAATCATTCGAACACCGTTAGGTGATTCTTCCAATTCATCTGCAATGCCTTTTACAATTTCCATTGACGTTTCGGGAGTAGGCTCAGCCGCCTCATACATAGCTACAGCTTGTGCCTTCTTATCGTCGTCCCATGCCATTTTGCGTTTCCTTCTAAGTTGTGTAAGTTTTGCGCCAGGACACGTTCCTGTCGCGGCTAGTTGTGATAAATAAAATCGGTCGCCCATTGGTTTCCTCATCTTCAATACACATATTATACTTCTATTGAAGATGAAAGTCAAGAAATATTTTTAGATACGTGATAAATCTACTCCATATTCTTTGAGGTGAGACAGCTTACCTAAATCATACGCAAGCTGTGTAGCACTAAATCCACCTCCAGTAGCAGTGCTCCAGCGCTCACTGTAATCGTCGTCGATTTTTTCTATTACCCAGATATTGTAAGCCTTACATCCATACTTCTTTTCATAGTTTACATCTTTATACCCTGGAAGTTCGGCTTGGTAATCTACTGATAATTCTTGCCGAATTATGGCAGGGCCATGATATTTGGCTGACCAGACTATTTCTCCTTTTTCGAATGAAGTTCCCACGCATTCTTCAGGAAGATAATCGTACCGTCCTTCTTCTTTTTGAGGTACACCCACTTTTTCGATGATGCTTTTAACAAATCCGGATGAACGATAAAGTCCTGCTGCAATAGAACTGATTGGCTCGCCAGATAAGAATCCAGTAATCGCATCTGCCACTTCTTCTCTTGTAGCTGCTTTTCCTCTATTTTGGGACTTTCTTTTTTCCCTATACGCTTGAGTTTCTTGAAAATCATCAATTATTCTCTGAAGCCGTGTTGTATTGTATGCTATATTTAGGATACTGCAGGCTTCCTTCTTTGAGATTGGGGAAGTCCCACTCAGAAGATCTATAACTTTCTTGATATTGGTGTCGGATAAATTCTCGTGATCCTTTTTCTTTAGTCGTGCCAACTCTTTTTATCTCCCTATTTATATACCAAACGGCTTTGTTTAAATCTTCTACAGCGTCTTTCTTTAAACCCGCTCTCCAAATATATTTAATTGCATTGCCTAAACAAAAGTTCATATGTTCTGTGATCTCAATACATTCTACCCCACTCGCATGGGCGCGATAGTGTGGAGGATAATTTACATTATCTACCATTGATTATGCCTCCGATCTGTAGCTTGTGTTAAGTAATTAATATACCTATCCGCTTGTTCTTTTGTAGGAAACTTTCCTACTGTTTCAAACTCTCTATCTTTTTCTGAAACTACTACTCTCCAAAAAGTGTGTTCTGGCCCATAATGTGCTTCAATAACTTTATAATTTTTATTCTTCATTCTCCAAATCCCATATACTTTGTAGCTCTTCATCTCGCTCAAATCCTGCCAATTTATGAGCAATATGATACTCTTTACAAACTTGCTCAAAAGTATGCCACAGAGTCTCAAACTTGACTTCGTACAATTCTTTTATAGCAAAATACTTGTTCATAATGGCATCAGTTAATGCACCGTCCATGCCTTCCCAATCAGAACTTTCTACAAAATACTTAGTTACTCTCTCGATGTCGTCAGTAACATTCGCAAACTGTAATATCTCTTGTTCTAAATCAAAAATTGAGTTACTCATTACTTACTCCAAAATAACTTAATGTAATCTTAAAC